TTATTTACATCGTCACGTAATGTAAGTGTAATCGGATCCCAAGAATGTTTACCTGCTAGGTATGATCTTGAGTTATACACATCTAGTGTAATTGTTTCGAAATTAACTGTTGGACGAGTAACGTCTACAACCTGTTTTGTTACTTCAGTTAGTAGTCCTCCGTCAATACCAAAATTTTGTAATACAACTCGAAATCTGTATTGCAATTTCGGCATTAACAATGTGCCGTTTCTTTGGCCATCGTCGATCGGAACCGAAATATTTCTTAATGATGTTAGTGGCATATTTTATCCTCTCTTTGATACATATATTTAGCTCTTTTTAGTAATCAGGCCCTAGGGCCTAATTATCAACCTCCTAATGCAGCAATTTCGCCTGTGTTTTTAATACGCAACGGAATGTAAATAAATTCAATTGCTTTTACTGGTTCAATTGCTATATCTAACCAAAGCTCGTTACGATCAATTCTAGCTGGTGTGTTATTTGAATCATCACATACTGTAATGAAATCATACAATGCACGTAAGCTAACTAATTCTAAACAAAATGCATCAGCTGCTGATTTGACTTGATCTCTTGTGATTCTGTCATTCGGCTCAAACAAGTAAGGTCTTGCTAATAGTTCAAGCTGTGTTCTCATATAAACAATCAACCTTGCTACATTAACTCTATCAAGAGCGCTTGCATTTCTTGCTCTAGTTTTTTGACCAAATACAACTAATCCTGCTCCACTAATAAATGTAATTGGATTAATATTATTTTCGTATAATGTATCTCTTTGTCCTGTATTAAGAGAAATACTTACAAACTCTCCTTCAGAATTTACATATCCTGAACTTGTTGCGTTTGTAACTCCGCCACGTCTTGTACCTGCTGGTGCAAACCATGGATAAGCAACTTGGTCATTTATTATCATTGTGCGTAGAGCCATATGACTTGGTGGAACAGCAATGTTATTACCGTTATTATCGCTTGAGAATCCCCATGGATAATACATACCTAAATATTCATCAAAACTCACAGCACCATTATCATTATCTTCTACTGCTGAACGAACATTTGCTGCCCAGTTATTCAAAGATGTTGCATCTGGTGTTAATCTTGCAGGAGAATCACCTACAACAAATCCTGTTAAGCGTCTGTCGTAATTAAGTGTGATCAATTCTCCGATTAGTTCCGGATATCCTGGACATGCCATTAAGTTAAATCTTCTTGCTTCTTCGTCACGGATATCTTGATTACTGTTAACAGTTGCTTGTAATGACTGTACAACTGATTTTCGCTGTGCAAGTCTACCAAATGTACCCGAACCGTCTGCATTATTACCACTTAGTGTTACCCAACGGTGTGGATAATATGTATCCATTGATTGTGCATTACCGTTAGCATCAAACAAGTCTCCGCTATCAACTGTATATTGCTCATTGTCACCCGATGTATCTATGTAGTTGCGCTCAAAACGCTTAACATTAAATCCGCTTCTACGTGTGTTCCATAGTAGCATACCTTTTGGATATAGTGCTGGATCTGGACAATCAGGATCTACATAATTGCTTTCTAGTAGATCTGTAATTTCTGCTGCATCACTTTCTGATCCTGCTGTGCCCCAACGTGCGTCTGCAAATAGTATACCATTTTCAGTTGTTTGATCTGTTTTATCTAACAACACCCACGAACTTAAAGCTTCGTTATATTTGTATACAGTTCCGTACTCTTCAATGTCGCCAGTTGCAATCCAAATATCGCCATCTTGTAATGGATCTGCTTGTGAATTTTCAGTAGGTTCACTAGCTGATACTATAGGTCCATTTGGATCTGTATCACCAGTACCATTTCCGTGATCATAATTTAAATACCCTATCCAGTTTGCACCGTCGTGTATCATCATATCAACTTCGTCTACTACTGAACTGTACCAAACTTCGCCGTCTGCTGTTAAGCTTAATGGTGCATCAACTGCTGGAGTATAGTTTAATACTTTCCAGTTTGAAGCTAAAAATACACCAGAAACGCTGCCTTCACCTAGTAGTGTCGGTGCGTCTGTAATAATTTGGTTTGGTGCACCATACAAGTTTGATGTAGTTGAAGTGTCTCCTGCAACAAATGCAGCAAATCCTGAAGAAGCTAATGCTCCGTCGATATCGTAAAGATAAAAATCACCGCCTGTTTTATGTTCAATAGTAATTCTATTTTGACTATCAACACTTGCTACAATATTTGTTAACCCTGCTGCGTTAATTGCGCCTGCAATTGTATCTGCATCACCTGATGCGCCTGCTGCTGTAAAATTAATAGTTACTGGTGCAGCAAATACATTTGAATTTGTTTTTGTTTCAGCAATTGCAAAGTCATATGCAACTAAATTTGTTAATCCAGTTGTAATTTTAGGACTTTTAATAGATGTAGTACCGCTAGAATTTCTACGATAAAATTTAAAGTTAACTTTTGAATTAGTATCTTCTTCAAAATTTACTTTTGCATAAAGATCGCCTGTTACAAGATTTGACCCGCCGCCGGCTCTGTCTAATCCATATAGTGCTGCTGAACTAGTTTGAAAAGCAGGAACAGTTAATCTTTCCCATAAATTAGTTTCAGCGTTATAATTTTTTATACGTAGATCAATACCGCCATTTGGTTCTGTTGTTTTAAACCAAATTGAACCAGTTGGTCTTGGGTTAACATCTACTGCTTTAAACGTAGGTACACTTGTATGATCAGCAACAGCAACTTTAGGTGAATAATAAGTGCCTGCTTCTAGCCCAAGTTCTCCATTTGCTGTTCCTGCGCCTATTACTAAGCTTTCGTTTGTTGTATATATTTCTAATGCACTATCTACAACTGCTGCCGACACTCCTGAAATACCTGCATCATTAATATCCACTGCTGCTAATGCTGCCGATGCACCACTTAATGTAATTGCTACTGCGCCGTCAATAATAACTGTATTACTAGGTGTAACTGTTGGATTTTGCAACGAACCTCTTACTGTATAATGACTAGACTTCCATGCATCTGACCCAACTTCTACCCAAGTTCCGCTATTATTTTTATAGTATGTACTATTCATAGTGGTAATGGCTACAACGCAATAATCGCCTATTGCACCTACGCTTGCTTTAGGTGCTCCCGGTGCTGATAAACTTTCGCCTACTGTTCTATCAACATCATTTGGAGTTAAAACAATAGGTACTATAGTATTAAAACTTTGTCCGCCGGCTGTATTAATAGCTGCGCCATTCCATTCTTGAATTCCAAAGTCTGTAGATTGTACATCAAACCAGTACGAGCCTGCTTCTGGTTCGCCTCCTGGTGCAGTTGCACTTGCTGTTAGTTTTCCTAAATCAAGATCTGCTCTACATACATATACACGATTAGTAACTCCTAATAACGAATATGCAGTTTGTAATCCGTATTCATTTAGTTCTCCTGCATGAATCGGATTATTGTTAGTATCAGTATAAAATGTTGGAGTACCAAATAATTCAACTAATTCTCTTTGTGAAGTAACTAAGTACGGTGTTCCAGCATTTGCTGCTAGTGTTCCTGCTGCTAGCTCTGAGCCGCCGCCGTTCAGCTTATTTTCAGCAGAAGCTACAAATATCATAGGTACAGTACCAGCAGCTGCCGGAGTATAAAAACTCTCGTCTATGACTTGTACTTCTACACCTGGTGATGTTAATGCCATTTTTTCTTTCTCCTATTGGGTAGTGTTCTTAATGTATTTAGTAGATTTATTTTAAATCCACCTATTAAACCATACAAAAAAGGGGCGAAAAAGGTGCGATAAATAAAGTTATGAGACCATTATGTATTTGTAAGCAAAGACCAGCAGCAATTAATTACCGTAAAGGTAATAAAGTATACTATAGAAAAAAATGCGAAATATGTGTTAAGCATGGAAGTATCGGACACGGTCTTCCAAGGTGGCAAATTGCAGGGTATATTAAAAAAGACTATTGTGAAAAGTGTGGATTTAAATCTAAGTATCAAGAACAATTTGACGTTTTTCATATAGATGGACGTCTAGAAAATTCTAGACCTAGTAACTTAAAAACTATATGTGCAAATTGTCAACGTATTTTACAAAAAGAAGGATCGTTGTGGAAACAAGGTGATCTTACTCCAGATTTTTAGGTTGACATTTAACTTACTTTATGTTATTATTACTGTAATGATAAGGCATTAATAGGAGTACGGCATGTCGATTGATTACAAGTTTAATGAAAAAGCACTTATTGAAGAGTTTCAAGCATATATTGATAGTACATATCAAGGTCATTATGCTACTAATAAATTTCAATCAACTGAAGTGATTATTGAAAGAGGTCATGGTACTGGGTTTTGTATGGGCAATGTTGACAAGTATTCTAATCGTTACGGCAAAAAAGGTTCTAAGGATGATGCAAGAAAAGACTTAATGAAGGTTTTACATTACGCACTAATACAATTGCATATACATGATAACGATCTTTAACCTATTGTAAAGCCATATCCTGTGCCACCTGCAACAGCTAACGACACTTCTTGTTCTAGCTTATCCATCTCAGTTTGTGCTTCTGCCTTTAATGTATCACCGTTTAGTGTTGATCCACCTTGTGGACCTGCAATAGTAGCAAACTTTGAACGTGCTTCGCCTAGCATATATTTACAACTTGCAAGTGTATAATCTTTAATCCATTGTACAGCTAGGTAATCTTTTAATAATTCTTCATCTGGACGATAGTTATATACCATTAATAAAAGATCTTCTTCAGAGCGAGGCCTTTGTAATATTGTCAATTTCTTTGTAGTTGAATTCCACTGAAATTCTATAAAACTACCAAACATTCTGCCTACTAGTTCTTGATACTGACTAAACATATCATATGTTGCTAGTCCGCCCATTTTAGAACCTGATAACAGATAAGTATTTGTGTAAGCAAGATTAAATGGTTCAAACAGTGTGCCTCCGCCGCCACCGCCGGATCTTGATCCTATTGATCTACGGAAAATTTGTCTAACTTCCATTACTTCGTTAGGTAAAATATATTCGTTTTGATCTATTACTGTTGGCATAAACATATACGATTCTTCTACACTATAATCACTGCGCATACGATATCTTGTTAACGCCTTTGTTAACGCTGTTTGATAATGTATCGGGTCTAATTCAACATCGACCATTCCACCACCGAGGAATGCGTTTACATAATCAAATATTTCTTGTTTTTGTGTTGCTAGTGTCATATGAAGTTCTCCAATAGTATTTATTCGTTACGATAAATATGTATAACAATAGGAGAACGGCTATCCCTCGCTTATCACTATACAAACCAGAACGTGGCAATGATTATGAATTTCTCGATCGTCAGATTGAAGAAATGTTTCATATTGGCGGAACTGATATTAATATACACAAATATTTAGGACCAGTAAATCCTGAAGAAGATGAAGCAACGGCTGCACAACCGCAATACGATGCTGTAAATGAAACTAATATACAAGATTTACTATTTTTAGAAAATAGAGATAGAAAATACGAAAAAGATGTATATAGTCATAGAGCTATATATAATGTTCAAGATATTGATTTTGATTTAAGTCAATTTGGATTATTTTTAAGTAATGATACATTATTCATGACTGTGCATATTAGAAGTATTGTAAAAACTTTAGGTAGAAAACCTTTAAGCGGAGATGTTATAGAATTACCGCATTTAAAAGATGAGTATGCATTAAACGATTATGATGTTGCATTAAAACGCTTTTATGTTATCGAAGATATTACTCGAGCTGCTGAAGGATTTAGTCAAACTTGGTATCCGCATTTATATAGACTAAAATTAAAACAAATATACGACGGTAGAGAATATGCCGAAATTTTAGATTTACCAGTTAGTGAAACAAACGATACAACACTAAGAGATGTATTATCAACATATGAAAAAGAAATGCAAATTAATAATGCTGTAGTACAACAAGCAGAAGCAGATGCTCCACTTAGTGGGTATGACACTACGCACTTTTACACTATGGCCTATAACGAAGACGGAACAATTGATCTTGAAACAGCAGATCAAACAGATATAGATGCAAGTAATATTACTAACACAACAGACGAAATTTCTGCAAATCCTGAAAGAAGTGCATACAATGGATACTTAGTCGGTAATAATACTCCAAATGGTGCTCCGTATGGTGCAGGAATACAATTTCCTAGAGTAAATTATGACGGCGACTATTTCTTGCGTACTGATTTTTTACCTAATAGATTATTTAGATATGACGGAAGTAAATGGGTAAAAGTTGAAGATAATGTTAGAATGACATTAACTAATAGTCTTGATCGAATAACACAAAGACATTCATTTGTAAATAACACTAATAGTAGCGAGATTGCTGGAGAAACTGTCGAAGAAAGACAAAGTATATCTAAAGCACTAAAACCTAGGGCAGATAATTAATGCTATATTTTTATGACGGACAAGTAAGACGATATATTAGTCAAATTATACGTATGCTAAGTAATTTTTCTGTGCAAGACGGCAAAGGCGGATTAAAAGAAATACCAGTAATGTATGGTGATCTTACTAGACAAGTGGCTAATATAATTAGAGAAAATAGCGAAAATAAATTGCCTAGTGCGCCACGAATGAGTGTTTATGTTACAGGCTTAGAATTAGAAAGAGATAGAATACAAGATCCTAGTTTTATTAAAAAAACAAACATTGTAGAACGTGCATATGATGAAGAAAATAATCAATATCTTAACTATCAAGGTAAAAACTATACTGTAGAAAAACTTATGCCTATGCCTTATTTGCTGCGAGTTAATGCAGATATCTGGGCAAGTAGTACAGATCAAAAATTACAAATATTAGAACAAATTTTAGTATTTTTTACACCGAGTCTTGAAATACAAACTACTGACAATTATGTCGACTGGACAAGTTTAACTGTTATAAATCTTGATAATATACAATGGACAAATAGAAGTATTCCAGTAGGTGTAGATAGTGAAA